ACACATCTATGAAACCACTAAGCAAAACACTAACAGAACTAGGGATTGCATTCAGCTTTCCTATCAGGATTAAAGATGCCAATGGCAGAGCAACTTACCACGAGGACAGCGATAGCTACTGGGAGAAGTACGAGCGTGATGCCAAGGGTCGTCCAACTTACCACGAAGACAGCAATGGCTTCTGGTGCAGGTGGGAGCGTGATACCAATGGTGATGTTGATTACTATGAGGACAGTACAGGCGTAAAGAAGGGAACGCCCAGATCAGCCAAGAAGTAAAGGGGTTTGTTTTACACCGAGCGGGAACATTCCCCTGAAGAACCCTATCGGGATTCCTTCATCAATAACCAATAACCAACAACCAATAACCAATAACACACTATGAAAAAACTAAGCGAAATATACAAGGAACTAGGGATTGCATTCAGCTTCCCTATTAAGATTTGGAATGTTAATGACTACCAGACCTACTACGAAGACAGCGATGGTTACTGGGACAGGTATGAGTATGACAACAATGGCAACCAGACTTACTACGAAGACAGCACAGGAGTAAAGAAAGGCACACCTAAATCAACTAACCAATAACACACTATGAAAAAACTAAGCGAAATATATAAAGCACTAGGGATTGCATTTACTTTCCCTATTATAATTAAAGATGCCAATGGCAAATTGACTTACTACGGGGATAGTGAGGGTTTCTGGGCTAGGTGGGAGCTTGATGCCAATGGCATAGCGACTTACTACGAAAACAGCAATGGCTACTGGCGTAGGAGCAAGCTTGATGCCGAGGGCAACGAGACTTACTTCGAGGACAGCGAGGGCTACAAACGAGGCACACCTAAATCAACTAACCAATAACACATATGAAAAATACATTAAAACCACTGCCATCATTCGTGGCGGAAGAAAATCCTGAAGATGATATTGCTTGGCTACAACGCCAGATTGAAGGCGAGGATGATGCACTAACTCGTGCTTATCGCTTAGGATATCGGGACGGTAAAATGTCAAAAACCAAATCAGTAAACGATGAAGCACAAGAAATTTGATCTAGATATGTTTGACTTGACGGACAGCCCAGCCAGGGAAGCCACCAAGCAATACCTATCCCGCAAGGGATACACGGCTATAGACAACCCCGACAAGTACTGCGCTGACCTAATCATCGAGGACCTGTGCTACATAGAGTGCGAGTGCAAGCTCGTATGGAAAGGTCCAAGGTTCCCCTGGCCTAGCGTGCACCTTCCGCAACGCAAGAAGAAGTTCGCCAAGCTGGAGATGCCTGTACGTTTCTACATATGGAACAAGGAGTACAGTCACGCTATGCGCATACTCGGGGAGCAACTTACCGACGACAAACTAATAGAGGTGCCCAACCGTATGATCGCAAAGGGTGAATACTTCTACGATATACCCACAAATGAGATACATATCGTAAGTAAAACCTGATATCCCTTGCAATCCTGTGCTATAATCACATAGTTATAGTTACCTTAGTTAGTAATTCTGAGGTTTGTGTTATGTTACGTGTGTGCTTACTCGTACAAGGGGACTTTTTTTCATAGTTTAAGTCTCCTACAAATTGGCCTCTCCTTTAATCGGGAGAGGCCAAACTTGTTTTAGGACCTTGGTATCGTAGGAGTAATTCCTTCCTTCCTCTGCTTCTTCCTGTACTTCCTTTGGGATTCTTTACCTGCACCTGTTCGATAGTACCAAACGTCTGACAGTGGAGCATTCTGCCAAGCCTTCATCTCGAACAGCTCGGTGTCTCCCTTGACCCAGGACCTGAGTGAAGACTCGCCCTTGATCATAATGTTAATCGCAGGAGGAGTGAAGCGTTGGATGACGCTCTCGACTGTACCCTTCTCTAGTGCACGTGTAGTTGTGTACTTAGACAGTCCAAACATACCTAGCATATTGTTCATTACGTGCTCGGGGATGTAGGTATCCTTGCCCGAGATCCAGTCGTCCAGCATATCAGATGGAAGTCCGAACATCGTAAGCAGGGTAGCCATATATGCAAGCCTACGTAGCGCAACGGTACGTTGCTTCAATGTCTTGCCTGGTCCGCCGAGGTCATTCATAAACTCCTGCCTGTTGTAGTTCAGGTCCAGTAGCATAAAGGTACTAAGCTTGTAGAACAGACGCTTGCTCGGGTCGGTCTGGTAGCCCTCGGGTACTTGCAGGTAAGTCAACGGCTGACGTTGTAACAGCTCAGATAGCAGTGCCTCTTTTACCAGTGCACTGTCCATAGCCTTGTCTAGTTTTAAATCAGAGATGGTCTTGAGGGCATCCTCTCTGCCCATTGTAATGGTCAGTTCTCTAAGTAGTTGCTCGTACTTCTTGGAACCTACGGGTGCCTTAGCTTTCTTAACAAAGTCATCGTATGCCGCCTCGATACTAGCGTGCTTCATAGCTGTATCCATCTGACGGAAAGGAACCAATCGGCTAAGGCCGAAGTCCAGTGCCTTCTGTAATACACTAGGATCTTCAAACTCAGCAGACAGCTGAGTCTTAGCTATGCTAAAGTCTTTCTCAATGTCGAACCTACGGTTGCCTGTAATGGTACGGTAGGTACCTGATAGCACTCCACCGAGTCCACGGTATAGGGCCACCTTGTAGAGGTCCATAATCTGCACAAGTACAGGTCCAGGATTAATCAATGTAGCCATATAGGTTAGTGTACCTAGGCTCTTGAGTATTTCATTTTCGGTAGCGAACTGAGCAGTGATCAATTCAGTTAATGTCTTGACCTCGTCTGCATCAGCCTGATCAATTTGACCTTCGCTAAATAGTTTTTCCGTAAGAAGGCCTAGGGTCCCTTGTAACCTACCCTTGCGGGTATCACCTACAACCTTAAAGCTTTCAATAGCACGAGACATATTAGTAGTGTACTTGCCAAAGGCAACACCTGGATCGTCGTAGTACTTGAGCTTGTCATCGTCGATAAAATTAATTTCACGGACCTTAATATTCCCTGGAAGTCTAGCACCATTAATATCTACACGGAACTTATTCTGCAGGAAGTCCTGGAAGAACCTTGCACGTTCGCTATCAGCCATCTCTGGAAGCGGATCAGCATTACCGTCTGCATCTTTATTTTCTGCACGCTTCAGGTTCTCTTCTCGGACCAGCATCTCAAAGGTACGCTGAGTCTTGTGCCCGTAGGATTTAATTAGGCCCTCAAGATCTTTGACTACACGAGGGAAGTAATCCTCAAGGTAACCAATACGAGGCATACCTAGTTCAGTATACTCCGCATATATCTCCTCCAGGATAGGCTGTACGTCCAAGCGGTACATATTAAGTAACCCGTGCTTGTGCAGTAGCGCATCCCTGCGCTGCAGCTTAGCTTTGTTGGACGGAATGTTTGCCTCTTCTGGAGTAGGGCTAAAGAATAGCATCTGCTTGAGTTCTTGGAACTCTGCACCCTTGACTGCATTAAGCTTATTAAAGAATGCTTCTGTCTGCTTCCTGTATCCGAATGATCGCTCACGGATTGCAGTATCTAAGTTCTGAAGCAGGCGACCGAACATAGGGTTGACACGATTCAATCGAGTAATGATAGGGGTCAGGTACTTCGATGCCGTCTTTCGGAATGAACTTTCACTCCACCATTTACGTTCTTCACGGATGCGCTCCGATGCTTTCTTGTCTACGCTTTCTCCAGCTTCGGTATTCTCTTTGGCTGTGTTGTTATCTACTGTATCGTAAGCCTCGGCTACCACCTGCTGGTTCTTAGGTCGTGCATCAGGGTCGGCTGCCTTCAGCAGCTCTACTGAATCAACAATAACTTGTGCGGCCTCTGGGTTAGTCTTACGCATAGGTCCAAGGACCTTAGCCATATAAGCCTGTACTGAACGCAGCAAATCAACAATGCGATTCCAAGCTGGACCTCCCTTGCTTTGCATAACGTACTGCTCGGAGAACTCTCCGTACAATAAGTTCTGTACTACTGCACGGCTGTACTCTGCACCTAGTGCGTGATACGTAGTAAGGGACTGGTATACATCTCCGATGTCTACACGCTCTTGAGCTGTAAGGGTCTTAGCAAATGCCTCAAAGAAGTTTACCCAGACCTTACCAGGGTCTACCTTCTTGCCACCCTTGGTGGCCTTCTGCATTAGGACCTTATGCATAGAAGCGTGAATGATCTCTTCACGCATAGCTGCCTTGACTCCGCTCTTGCTACGATTGAGCAACGCCATCGGGTTGTACTCAATGACCTGCTGTGTAGCATTGTAACGTGCAGTGTAACCTACGCCCATTGCTGGACGGATGGCTACGCCTACCTTCTTAGCTACTGCATCAAATGTACTCTCCACGAAGTCCATAACCTGGCCCCCGTTAGCAAATGTATCCTGAGGACCACGGTCCTCTACCTCGGGCTGTGCCGCCTCGGCTGTTACTTCTTCTTGATAAGTCGATTCAGAAAACTCAGATGGAAGTAAGCCGATCTTTTGATCAGCGAACTTCATCTTGCTGTAAGCCAGCTTAGATAAACGCTTTGCTTCTTTTATGTTTCCATCTGCACGGGCCTTTCTTGCTTGATCACGTATCTCAAAAGCCTTGTCGTTTACACCAGAGAAGTTTACCCAAGAGTTTTGACCACGAGTCTCTGTAGTCAAGGCCCTTCGGGCCAACGGAGAAAACATAAGTGAATGCACGTTCCAAGCATTTTCTTCACCTATTGGACCAAATCCATTGCCAAGTTTTCCGTGACCAAAAAAGTCGTGAACAAATCTAAAGATGTCATTTACCAACAAAGGTTTGCCGTTCTTGTCGGTGCGGTTAGTTTCTGCAAGCATAGGATTTTCACGCCTTTCTTTTGCGCTGATACCCTTAGTGCCAAATCCATCTTCAGTTGAGAATACACGCATAACCTTTCGGTTGCGTACATCGTCGATCATATCTTGGGAGCTGTTGTATTCAACTTCACTCAACTCCATAGCGTATCCGTCTTCCAGGATAGCGTCGTATTGGTCGATTGTTTCTTTAACCAATGCGTCGTATGCACGAACAACCTCTGGGTTCGTTGGGTCGTGCTTCATCTTGTCATAGGCCTTGCCTATAACCGCAGCACGCTCCTCGTCTAGCTCAACAACTGGTCTAGGTTCTTGTCCACGTATTCCTTTAGACCTTTGGTATCGTTCCGATACCGACGTAGAATCCTGGAGGGGCTGACCGAAGAGGCGGTTTCCTGCTGGTACTGGGCTTGTGTCTGCGCCAGTGCTTTGTCCCCCACTTGTTGGATCAATTCCATAAAGTTCTTGGGCAGCTTTTGCTGTGTATCCTGAGATGGTGTCGTCTGTTTTTGCATATTGATATCCTATCCTGTTAAAAGCATTAAGTATGTAGAACCATCTAACCGCTTGCAAGCTTGCAGGTTCTAATTTTTCCCCTGTTTGTTTTTGAAACTCTTTATTAAACGCAGAAGAAAACTCTTGGAAGATTTTTTGCTCGTCTACATTTTCAGGCAGGCCAGTACCAGACTCTAGCATACCACTAAAGTAAGACCTGATAAACCTAGATTCCCATATATCCGTAGTAGTATACTCTACATTACCTAAGGTGTTCATAGCATAGGCTCCAACCTTAGGGCCAAACATAAACATCCTAGGGATTAACGTATCTTGCCCTGTAGCCTGCTTTACGACTTGTTTAACTTCTGACTTTTTTCCTACATCCTTATACCCTAAGCTGCGCTTAGAAGCAACAAGCTCTTTCATCGTAACAGGCTCTAAAAGATATTTCACAGTGGCATCAAGTCCGACCTCGTCTATCTTCTTTTGAATAGCTAAAATCGATGTAGCCTTTGTTGCCCCAGTGGTAGATCTAAATAAAAACCCCGTCTTTACTTTATCGTATGTACGTGCTCCTTTTTCAGTCTTGCTTGGTACAATGAAATTGAAGTTCCCTTGATCTTTATATAACTTAAAGACACGGAGGGTATCTATGATATTGTCTGGGAGTTTAGTACTCGGGCTGGTGAGGCCAGCGAGGATTCTAAACAAGTTAAACTCTGAATCCGTAATAGGCCCAACTACACTTTCAACATACTGTCTAGTCAGCTTGGTGTCTGTTTCATAGTAAGTAGCAAACTTTGGGTTTTCTTTAAAAAATTTAAGTGTGTCGAACACAGCATTCTTAGCTACCCTTCCATAGTTTTTAGATGAAGCCTTGAATCGAGTGCCAGTGCTGTCCAAAACCCTAGCCCAAAATTGAAAGAAATCCTCATTAGCTTGAGGTGCAAGTTTTTCAAGCTCGATTCTTCCTATAGCTGCCTCGGTAGATACAGGCCCAGGTACAGGTGCCGCCTCGGCTACTACGTCTGGTTCGCCTACAGTGACCGTGTCATATACTGGATGCAGCTTTCCACGTATACTAATTTCACCAACTGGATTCCCCAGCTTGACCTTACCTCTGGTCGTAGGACGACCTCTAGGTTCGCTCTTCTTGTCGGGGTATGTCTTTAGAGTCAAAGGCTTTGAACTGCTAAAGTCTAAAGTGTAATAATGCTTAGGTCCTTGCTCTACGGATACGATAGTGCTGGGAGCACCTTCAGGTGCTTTAGTCCACTTCCATCCAGCCTTTTGTTTGAACAGGTTAGATCGGACCAAAGGACCCTCTTCAGATGCCTTACTGCCAAGTATAGTTTCGCTTGCGTTGTCGCTCGTCTCCAATACTGGACGACCCCCTTCAATACGAATACTGCCACCTTCAAAAGTCTGATCGCTTAAATCCTTCTTTGTTTCTAAGTCAACAAATCTACCTTCGTCATATTGCTCAGGAGAAAAGCTCTGAAAGAAAGGAGGAGCCTGCTCAGCTTGTTCTCCTACAAATCGCTTAGGGATATAAGTTGCAGAAGCATCGGCCACTACGTCTTGCGGCAAAGCAACAGATAACTCAGAGCCTGGACCGTCATATTGGTCACGCATCTGCGACCGTACTTCACGGCCCATTTCGTTAATCTCTGTAGTAGAGTAACCAGCATCCTGCAATATCTTGCGGTAGCTTTCACGCTTGCGCTTGCCTGGTTCGCTGCGGGTTGAAGTCGTTGCGCTGTATACTGCACGCTCCAAGTCAGAGGCAAAGGTGATACCTTGAGTTTGTCGATAACCAGGTTTGCCCTTCTTTAAATTCTGAGGAAGGCTGAAGCTACGCTTTACTGGTGCCTCTACTGGTGCCTGCTCTGGTTCTGGATCCGCAAAAGGATCAAACTCAAGTTGAGTCCTTGCCGACTGCTCAGGTAAAACAGGGAATGCATCGTCTTCTATTGCCTCTGGTGCAGGCTCTACAACTGGCTCTACAGCAGGCTCTATAGCAGCCTCAGGCTGCACTGGTACCTCTTCTGTGGTAACGTCAGGCTCTACCTCTGGTTCACCTATGACTACATCTAAGGGCTGAGGTGAAGTCACCTCTGTTATAGTAATCCCGTACTTCTCGTCATAGCGGCCACGCAATGCTTCTTCAGCTGCAGTAATAGGGTCTTCGTCTTTGCCTAGTGCAATGGGTACAATGCGTACCTGCCCATCAAGTTCCTTGTATTGGACCTCGGCGGTCCTGGGGACCTCCAGTCCTGCACGTTCGCTTACTGGTTTCTTTAAATCTTTCTTAGTTGTCGATACCTTCTCTGGGTTCCCGAGAATCTGGGCACCTCCGCTGACTGTACCGCCAACTACTGCACCTACACCGAACTCCATTGCACGGCGTTTAAGCGTATCCATCGTAATGAGTTCACGCTCTTCGTCGTAAAGCATAGAAGCTAGAGTATCTAGCGACTGCCCTTGAGCTGCTTCAGTTAAACCCTCTGCACCTGCAGCTTCCACTAATTCACGTAGTGCATTTCTGTCCTCGCCGATTGCTTTCTTTAGTACCTTGCCAGATACGCCTGTAGTCTCAAGCTTGCGAAGCAATGGCTTCAATGCTTTACCAACAGCAACTGTTTCAAGTGCAGTACCCAGTGCAGTCTGCGCAAGCATACCAGTCAAGGCATTGGCTTTTTCCTCTGGGTTAAACTCGGTGTAACCCTTACCCAGGGTTCCCTCCATATCAGTGAGGAACTCTGACGACATCTGGCCACCTGTAGTGATGGCAGCTGCGCCTATCATACCTGCTGGCCCAGCTAAAGCAAGACCCGCTGCACCTGCACCAATAGTAACGGGCACCTGGCCTAGGCCTTGTACTACCTGACCAAAGAATGACTGACGGAAGTCCTCGTCTAGTCCGATGTCTTCGGCTATACCTTGACCGTACTGCCGCATATCCTCTGCGGCCTGCAATAAGCTATCGCTACCAAAGGACTGCCCCATCCATTGAGTAACACCAGCGGCTGAACTAACAGCCGCCTGAGATCCACCTGCAAACAAACCCTTACCTACGTCTACAACGAATGCGTCTTCTGCATTGGATGCAGAGGCTATTTGTTGCTGGGCGTACTTTACAATTTGAGAAGGGGCAATCCCTTTAGGGTGCTGCACTTCGTGCTGCCGACCGTCAGGACCTCGTACTATACTTACTGCCATATAATTTATTTAGGGTGCAGGTTTAAAGACCGTATGTTGACTGACGCATTGCTTCATTTTCTTTTAGCTTGCGTTTAAAAAAGTCTGACATTCTTGACACTGCACCTGAAGCAACATCAGAAGCACTAAGTGTAGGCTCAACAAACATTGGAGACTCTGCACTTTGCAGGATTGAGGTTGCTGCATCTGGACGATCCATACCAGACATACTTGATAAGGAACTTCCGATGTTTGAAGGCGAACTCTGTGCTTCGGGTAAACTTACTGGTGCATTTGGCACGTATTCTTCTTGCGCTACAGGAGGGTAATCATAGGTACCAAGAACATCAAAGCCTCTGCCAGTCATAGTCCGACCCTTGGCCGTTGCAAAGTAAGGCTCAAACATAGGGTCTGAAAGTGGAATAGATTTCTCTCCATAGAAAGGTATCATACTTTCATCCACTATGATTGCTCGTTGAGCTGGATCATAGGTGCCATTGACTGACTCTGCAGCTAAAGCTACCGACTCAGCAAACTGCTTTGCGGTTTGTCCTTCAGTTGCACCTGTATAAGCTTTGATCTCCTCTGGAGAAACACCCATTGCAAATGCTTCTTGCGCCGAATAGGTTCCTGCGCCTACACCTTCTAGGATCTGTTGCTTTTGTGCGGCCCTTTCCTGCTCTTGCCCAAGCTGCATAAATTGCATAACAACAGCAGCATTTTCAGGTTTACTAGCAAAAAGATTAACAATCTTTTTCGCTTCTGCTGCATCTCCGCCAGTCATTTTTGTAGCGTAAGGCATTAGCGCAGCCGCAAAGTTATCCTTCTGGATCTTATCTTCCTTGTCTTTCTTGTAGTCCTCAATGACAGAACCGATCTTTGAACCAAGGTCAGCCATTGCTGCACCTCGTATCTCTGCGGCTCTTGCAAAGCCGCTGTAGTCTGCATTGCCCAGCTCTGGGCGAATCTGTGTTCCTGTTTGGAATCCCATAATATATTATCCTCCTATTTGCCTAAGAATCCACCTGCAATTGAACCGATTCCACTCATCATACCCGCCTGCCCAGCTGCCTTAGCCTGAGCTTGCATTCCTTGGAACGTAACGTCCTGTCCTCGCTGTTGCAAGGCCATATTGATACCTACATTAGGGTCGAACAACTGAGGCCCCATAGGGCCTGCTGCGCCTTGCTGTGCCTGTCCTAGCATTTGACCACCCAATCCAATGGAAGCTGAAGGACGACCTAAGATAGTCATACCTACGTCACCTGCTAGCTGACGGTTCATACCAAAAGCCTGCTGACCCATACCTGCTGCCTGACCACGGAGGCCAGATAGGTACTGCTCACGGCCAAGTAGCTGCCCAGCAACTGCACTCTGGTCCGTTACACGGCCCTGACGTTGTGCCATTCCTAGTGCTTGTTGATCTACTAGACGTTGTTGCTCAGGGTTAAGACCCTGTGCACGCTGGTAAAGATCTTCAGCCATAGCAGTCTGCTGCTCTGCTAGTCCTGTGCTGTAAGGGTCAGCTGAACGGTAAGCTTCTACGACCTGCGGTGCGAACTCCTGCAATGCCCCTACGTCAGCTTCACGCTGCAACTGTAACTGATCACGTTGCAATGCACCTGCACGGGTTGACTGCTCCTCTAATAAATCAAACAAACCAGGAGTACCCTCAAGGGTCGGGGACATACCTTCCATTTGTGTCTCGATCTGCGCTATACGTGCAGCACGATCCTGACCTGGATCACCAATGGACTTGATGTAAGCGGCACGCTTTGCTGCTTGTTCTTTGTTGTAATTTCTATTAGCATTTGCGGAACCTCGCATTGGACGACCCCTACTTTTCCTGTTAGGGTAAAGATCTAGTGCAGCTGCTTCAATGTCCTTCGCTGTACGTGATCCCTGGACCTCTTGACCAGCACGCAATCCAGCAAGCTCTGCCTCTAGACGTGCATACTCAGGGTTAGCTGCACCAGCCTCAAGGCCACGGGCCATTACGCCGATGTCAGCCAGCTCTAGGGCTGTGTACTGCGGACGGTAGGTCCGCTCTGCACCTATTAATCGCTCCTGCAATCGAGGGTCCGTGATGCCTTGGTATTGACTACTAAAGCCCTTACCAAATAAGTATTCACCCATTGACTTTCCAGGGTCAATTGGTGGTGGTGCTTTTGATCCTCCTTTTCCGCCTCCCATAATATTATATTCCTAAGATTTTATTGAATAATGCAGTGCTGTATACCACTCTAGTGGGAGCACCTTGCCTGTATCGTATGCCCAGTAGTTTCTTTTGCATAACCTCAGGGCATTTGATGATAAAGTTATGTGTCATTTGTTTAAAAGTTTGATTGTCCGATGCGAATAAGAAGGCCATAAAGATGGCGTTGCCATCTGGTTTGTCCGCCTCCCAGTTCTTAACAAAGAACCAGTCGTCGTCTTCATCGCAATTATACCACATAAAAACCCCTAGTATCTTGCCCTCTTCGTCTTGCTCTACAATGAAGGTATCCTTCGCCATATGGTAGGCTACAAGGAGTTGTATGAGGTCCCTAGGCCATCCGTCTAGTACCTTGCCGTTCTCCTTTTCAATACAGAAGTCCACTACCTTATCGATAAAGGCAATGGCTTCTTTCTGTTCAGCGTTTTGCAACGCTATTTGAACTGATTGTAGGAGAGGGTTCATTAGTATCCGATTGCTTGCCAATACGCACTACCATTACAACTGACATTAACACCGCTAGTTGACAATGAATCAACGGAAGCTTTTCCACTGTAGCCTGTTGACTGTGTCAAGTTGTCTGAGCTGTTTGGACAAGCAGATGCCCAAATAGCAGCCGTTGGAAATGCGCTTGCAAAAGATACAAGGGTTCCAGTAATCCCTGCCGTGACTGTTCCAAACTTCATAATCAGACCATTGGGAAGTGTTACACTTTCTCCGCCCGCATATGATGCAGGGACAAATGTCTGAGCTGAAGAATCCACATAAGCCTTGATGCTCTGTTGTGTAGCAAGTGCCGTAGCCGAGTCAGATGTCATATCATCTTCGTCTAGGACAGATACCTCTGCTGGTGCAGCGGCAGTACCGCTTACGTTACCAAGAACCTTGTAGTCAGCTACGTCTTCAATCTTAGCCTTGGTTACATTAGCATCAAGGATCTTTGCTGTAGTAACAGCATCATCTGCAATCTTAGCTGTGCTGACACCACTGTCAGCCACTACAATCTGACCAGAGGTATTTACTGTAGTAGAGGCACTGTCAGTCGCTGACTGATCAAAGGTAGCTAGATCAACTAAGTCGTTAAGCTTGTCCGCCGTAAGTTGTTCTCCGTTGGAGAACGCTGTTCCTTTATTTATAATAGACATAATTTAAATTGTTAAGCTGATTGCAGGAGAGGGTTCATTATCGACCGATTGCAACAAAATTTACATTTACTGTACCTAATAGATTTCTTATAACAAAGCTGCTGGTTGTTGGCTGTGCATTCAACCTAGTTGGATTACTTGAACCTGATGATGCAGATTCGGGGGTTAACACTACGCTAAACACATTGTTTGTAAAATTACCACCGAAGTCGCTAAAATTTACGGTAGTAGTTGTACTACCACTTGCACTAACTCGACCGAACTTCATAATTAAACCGTTAGGTAGAGTAACGCTTTTGGTGTCGCCAGCAGTAGCAGTTGGAGTGAATCCAACAGTTGGCCCCGCAGTTGTATCTACATAGGCTTTAATACTTTCAGATGTAGCAAGGGTAGTATCAGTAGCGGTAGCCATTGTGTCGTCGTCGATGACATCTGTAAGTTTAGCAAAGGTTACATTGGCATCTAGGATAGCAGGTGTAGTAACTGCATTGTCTGCGATTAATGCAGGAGTAATAGCATCATCAGCAATGTCAGCAGTGCCAATAGAGGCAGCAGTCAAGGCCGCCGTAGGCGAGCCAAGGTCATTGAGTTTAGTAGATGTTACCGTTTCAGTAGCGGTAAATGAGTTGCCAGGAGTAATTGTAATTGTAGCCATATCTTATATTGCTTTATTTGTTGATCTAAATGCTTCTGCTCCAGCGACTTTGATCGCTCGGAAGCGAGGTCGGCCAACTGTATTGCTAAGGGTTACTTGCATTCCGTATGCTCGTTTGTTACCTATTCTACCACGGATTGATACATCCTCGTCAGGTGCCAGGGTAGTACCTGAGTTACAAGCTCTTAATGTACCTAGATCTACGGTGCTGTCAATGTTTTCAAGCTCTGCGCTAATGCTTAAGTCAGAGGCATTATCGGGGGATGACTGCACGTGCAGCTCAAAGTTGTTCCAACGCTTGCGGTCAATAGTACCTAGGGTGAACTGCCTTGTGGTCACAGAAGCAGGTATATCGTGAGCTACAGTTCCCTCCTGCCCTTCGACGGGGATTTCAGTAGCAAGCAGGTCTACTGCGTCTACACGGGCATCTATCTTGTGCAGGCCGCCAAGTGTGTTCACTGCATATACTGCACGGTCAGCCTTCTTACCTGCTACAATTAAGTTAGCGATGTTCCAGTTTACGTCTTCTGTAGTGTCAATGCTTTCCCACTGCTTGTTGATAAAGTTAAATATTAAAATAGCATTATTGACCTGACTTCCGTCAAGGGGCACCGCTAGGTAATATCTATTGTCGAAGTACACCCCTACGCTCTTGTCCCATACTGCACGGTTAATACGCTTAATAACGGGATCAATTGGTGAACTCAGTGGCACTTCATTGCCACGAAGATTGTACAGGTCCTGGAAGTTAGCACCGTATACTCCATTGTCAGATAGGAACAGTACATTGTTGCCTACCTGAATAATACTGTTGCGTGCAACGCAACCTACTTCATTGGTAATTAACTGCACCGTTGCATCTAGTCCTGCTCCGCTGACTAAGTGAATACTGTTGCGATTAAACACTAGGAGCTTGTCATCTGAGAAGGAGTGCAGCCCTACATTAAAGTCAGCTGTACCTGCATTAAATCGGTACTGCGCATAGACCTGATCATAGGTGTCAGAGTCCAATATGTCAGAAACAATGACCTCGTCCAAGATAGCACGATAAGTAAAGGAATCTTCTGCGTCGTCTACGCTGTACTTGAAGGGCATTACCAGCCTGCGCTGGTGATATGCTGCGTATTCAGGTGCAGGCATATGAGTAAACCCAAGGCCTGCCGAAACGTGCTGCTGAAATATAACTCCAGTTCTATTTGCTTCGTTTGGACTTTGCACATAGAAAGAAATGGAAGGTGCGCTGTCGTCTCGTTCCGCAACAACATAATCAGTCCCGACCACAAGGAGGCTATTACCACTGTCCTCGATTTCAAAAATGTCCCCGACCTTCAATCCGTTCATAGCCGCTACTGAATTAAATGTAGCAACGGCCTTGCCGTCCGTAATGTCTACAGAAGAAGGAGCAAGCTGCTTAGGCTGACTGTATTCTCCACTGGCAACCAGTTTAAACCCTGGCGATATAGTAGAGGTAGCGTCTACAGTGTAGGTAGCGGCAGCCTGATAGGCTACTGGCAGGTCATAGGTAAAGGAAGTACTGCTAGGTACAGTGTTAATTACCCAGCCTCCATTTGGATCTTCCCCTGTAGGAAATCCAGTAAGTCCTGCAATTGTAATTGCGTCCCCGATAGCTAGCCCGTGATTAGCCGAGGTATTAACTGTAACTGCATTAGAAGCAGCTGGAGTGCTTGCTGATGCAATAGCAATAGGGTTAAAGAACTTGTCATTTTCTAGTGCAGTCTGCCCGTCTCGAAAGATGAACAGCCTGTTAAAGGCCTGTAGCATACTGCTGGCGGGCGGTACGTTTTCCCCAAGGGGGTAAGCCATCGTAATGCTAGTAGACGTATCTTGAAGGTCCGTAGCTACTGCGCTTACATTGGAGGCCAGTACAATAAACTGATTGTTATCTTGATTCGGATCACTAAATGTTGCACTTGTGTACACCTGTGAAACGGCACCTTGGTCCAGGATCATATTGTATCCAATGACAGAAGATGCAGTAAGCACCGTCAGCTGCGGCTCAGAGCCTCCGTCGTCCAAAGCAAAAGGTAAGTTAAGGGGAGTACTGTAAGTCTCGTCAGCACCCGTTAAATCGTACGTAAGGGTCTTTGTGTCTCCGTTGTCTGTAACAGCCGTAAGCGTATGCAGACCATTGGGGTCCGTTGTAGTGCTTACTAGGTTTTCTACGTAGATCTCGTCACCTACAACAAAAATGTGACCAGGCTCTACAGCTGGGTCATCAATAATAATCAGGACTTCATTACTAACCAAGGATGCTAACCGAATGGTAGTAGGCAGCAGTCCAACTACAGGAGGAATAGCAGTGCTCTCTGCTGTAGTAGGTAGACGCAGTACATCGTCACCAGAAGCAAATGGTGCCTTGATAAAACCAATACCTGGACGGACCTGCCACTCTCCATTCTTACCCAGTCTACCATTAGAGCTGTTAGCAAGCATACCAGCTGGAAGCTGGTCGGGTCTAGCGTAGGAGTTAAAACCAATAAACCCTACGTCCAGGTCTTCTTGGATAGGGTCATCATTAGGTCCGTATGTAGTGTAGCGTGACAATGTATTCTTTGGTTATTGATTAGCACTTCCAGGCCTTACGGCTCCAGTAGTTAGCAGATAGTTTATTGCTCTTACCTTTGATGCCACCGCTACGAGCGCAGTAGCTTTTCTTACGCTTTGGCTGATCTTTTTTGATCGTCATATTAGCATCCCCGAATCGGACGATCTTTTCCTTGCCACCCTGGCAAGCCTTCACGACGAACTTCTTACCACCCTGTACTTCACGGCGTGGTACGTTGCACTTCATCTTTGACTTGTCAGGCATTACTTTTTCTTTCCGCAGCCGCAGCCTCCACGCTCTCCACAGGAACCCTTGCCAGCATCTTTTGTTTTGCGTCCGTACATATTATTTATCGACCCCGACGAGATTTCATTTTACCAAGACGACCTTTGCTTTTCTTTTTACCTTTACCAGAAGAAGTCACCGCAGGTGTTTTCTTTGCGCTAGGAGTAAAGGAAGCTGCACGGGGTTTTGATTTTGTCTTTACTGATACTGCCTCGTAAGGTACTAGTTTTACAGACTTCATAGCGTGATCTCCTATAAAGTTTTTCATCTCACTAGGAGTAAGTTTTGTAGTTTTAACTTCTTTAATTAATTTACGTTTAAACATATTATTGATTTTCTAATTGGTTAACGTACTCAAGGATCTCTCCTATTGTTTGTCTTTGCTCTTGATTAAATTCGTGGTTGTTCAGTTCCTGTAGGAACTCTGGTATCCTGCTTTGCTTTAGGGTTGCGCACCCATTGCTCAATAAGATCGTCGTGCTTATTGTAGCGGCGATTAGCAAGTTCCTTAACATATGCAGTACGTACCTTCAGAAACATAGCCCCGATCTTCGGGAATGCTATTAGCAACTGAACAATAACCGAAATCACTTATCCTTTGCCTTTCCGACGTTGAGTGCAAGCCAGTCAAGGATCTTGTAAGCCTTAGCTACAAAGCCGTCGTCAGTTGGAGTAGGGGTCAGTGCAGCTACAGCAGAAGCAGCAGCTACGATAGCAGTAAGGGCAGCAACAATGCTGTCCACGTTTGATACTAGGTATGTGATGATTTCTTTCATAATATTATTTGTCTTTCAGTTCCTTAATTACCTTGATTGCCGAAGCTGTCATATAGACTAGGGTCGCTAGACCCACAACTAGTCCTAGTAATTCATTGATGTGACCGAGTTCGATAGTAGCGATAAAGCCCCCTGTTCCGATTGTAGATTTGTACACGATGTCCTGCATTAGATTTCCTCACTTACTTCCACTGGTAAATAACTTGACTCAACTGACGCTTCTTCAATGTCGTCCAGCTCGTACTCGGAGACATCCAATGCCCACTTGCCGTCAGCAGTAGGTACTGGCTTAGTCAACCAGCGTGTGCCTTTGCCTTCAGTCCAGTAGGAGAATCCTTGGTACTTGCCTTCTTCGTCAGCACGTTCACAAGCGTCCTGTTCAGTTTCGTATATTAGGTACATTAGTAAATGTCGTATTGATTGTTAATGTTAGCTTCGATGGCGGGACGGTTGGCTGACTGGTCGGTGTCGTATATGATTAGTTCTTGCACATTACCCTTCCAGAGTTGAGTTGTATTACCTCCTCGCTGAAAAAGTTTAGTAATAAAACCAATGTCGTTTCCATTCGTGCCAGTGCCAGCGGATGAACCATTTAATTGCGCAGTAACCGTAGACCCAGAGCGATTGAACGACATTAAATAACGACTATCAAATGTCGCAGACCAACCGACGTTTCCTGTATCACCAGCACCCGTTCCAGTATACAACAACCAAGTTGAATCCTTTGCCCTTAAATAATCGGTGTTTGTATCCGCTCCTAGTATAGCTTGTAGTCCAGACGTTTCCTCCATAACTGAAACAAGTGAAACATAGAAGTCACCTACATTAGTTATGGCTGAGCCTAGCTCCAATAAATCGTCAACGCCATCAACATTAAAAGCTGGTTTTCCGCCTTCACTAACAAGCACACCAGCATCAACAATCTTAGGCTGACTTCCAGACACCTGTTGAACAGCATCATTGCCGTTACCTGACTGGTCATACCAAG